TCGAATGCAAAATCCAAGATTTTCAAGAACGACTTTGTGTCTTTGTTCATGTTGTCTCGCATTTTTTTCTTGTTAGTACTATTTAGAGAGTCTAAAGTTTTTAATATAGTAGAAGCAGCATCTGGATCTATTGGTACAGATGTGCCTGATTTAAATTTTATGTCTGCTTCTCGTTTCTTTTTAACGACTGCCCGTAATTGTTTTTCAACATCTTCCTCTAGAGGCTCTTTCGTTATCTTACCTAAAAGTATACTGTCATCCTGTTCTACAGGAGTTTCCAAAATACCTCTGAGTTGTTTAAGTGTTTTCATTAAGTTCCAGAAGAAGCTACTTTAGTGTATGTTCCGTTAGTTACATTTGCCAATATAAATTGATCTGTATCTTTGTGTATTACTGTAACTGCACCGGCAGGCAAAGTGATAGAACCAACAACAGTTCCGTCTGTTTGTCCTTCTGTTCCATCAGAATCTACAACACTTATGATTGAGATTGCTGATGTATAAACTGCAACCGCAGTTGCACCACCTAATCCTAAATTTGTAGCAGTTGTGGCAGTCTTTGCTGCTAATAGTTTCATTGTACCTCCGCTGTTTCTGATGGTGGTTCTTCTACTTTAGTTGGTTCTTGTGTAGCAACAGGCTCTTCGACTGAAGGTTCTTGTTCTACCTTATCTGCAAACATTCTGGCAGAAACATCTTGTTTTCGTGTATCTATTGCACTTGTTACTTTATCCGCAATAAGCGTATTGAATGCATCTGTAACCTTAATTGGTTTATCCTGCATTGAAAAATCTACTATGTCAACCATTTTAAGTTCTTTATGTGTTTCTTGTTCTGCCATTCTAATCTCCAAAAATTATCTATTAATATTTATACAATTAAATAACTCTAAATCAACCGAAATTCTTCTTTCTATAGTCCGAAATGTCAGTTAATTGAGTACTAGAGTCATTTTCCAAGTCAATTTTAGTCTCTTCACCATATCCACCTTCTTCTTCGCCTTCTGCACCGCTCTCGTCTTCCAATTCCTGAGCAATTTGTTTGTCTTCATGTTCAATTTCGTCTTCAGTTTGATGTAAGATATTGGTTCTGAACCACTCTTTTGAGTAATACTTACCTACCATATCTTCCATATCTCTTGCAATTGTCATTCTCTGTGTCATTATTTCAGACATTTTCTGTTCTGCATAATGATGATCTGTATTAAACTGATAATGAACCCTGTCTTTAATCTTTTCCCATTCGTTTGCAGTCATGATATTTTTCAATATCAACTGTCTTTCCATGATATCATTAAACATGATGGAAAATCTTGTCTGCAACTTTTGAATGAATTTACTGAAAAGAAGTTCATCCCTCGATATCTCACTTTCCCTCCCCAAAGAGAAGCCAGAGTCGGCCTCAAGTCTTGATACAGGAACGTGCATTGCTTTATAGAGTTTTTTCTGGAAGTATTCTACATCTTCCAACTGTCCTAGATTTTCTCCGCCGGGAAGTGTAGTAATTTCTGTTCCCCTACCACCTTCTCTTCGTGGCAACCAGTAATCCTCCAACATTGATTGGTGTCGTTTGTCATCCTTTACTTCTCCTGTATCGGAATCATACAACAAACGATTCTTATATCGTGTCATAATGTCACGAATATATTGTTCTGCTTTGATCTTTGGTAAGTTACCTACATCAATGTAAAAAATTCTTCGTTCTGGAGCTCGTGAAATACGATAGATTACTATCGCATCCTCTACCATTCGGAGTTGATTGAGAGGTTTGAGTGCTTTGTGTAAGTAAGAAAGGACTGTATTTTTATGTGAGTTCAGTAATCCAGAAGTATTGTAAATGATACTATCACCCGAAATCATGATCCCCTGACCTGCTTTTTGGTCTAGACCACGTTCATTATAAGTGTACATATCATCTAAACGTACCTTCACCTTCATAGGATCGGCACCTTTTTCTTGATTTACTTGTTTAACTTTTTTGATTTTTGTGGAGTCAAGACTACGTAATTCTACAATACCACGTTTAGGATCATTCTCATCGATCATTGCATGGTAATAGATTCTACCTTCTATGTACCACCTTCTGAAAATATCAGAGCCGTATTTGTTGAAATTTAGGAGATGAAGTACATTCTCAAATTCTCCCCGAATTTTACTCTTGATACCATCTGAGAGATCTGTTTTGTCTAGAAATACATCGACTGCAGGCTTGTTGCTATCAATGACTATTGCTTCATTTACAATATTATCTACTGCAATTTCACAGTCTGCGGTTTGAGACGCATCTCTATATTTCAGAACAAGGTCTACCTCATTCTTAAATGCACCATCAAAATCTACATAAGATCCATATGCATTAGCACCAGATACCATGACTGATCCGTCATCGTTTTCTGGTAACGTAAATACAGGAACGTTAGATTTTGGTGATTCCTGACTTCTTCTTTCAATTTTGAATCCAAATAGTTCAAATGCCATTATATTTTACTCCTCTATTAATTATGTCGATCTGCTGGAAATATATGATGTGAAACTGATTGCGGTGATGGAACTTTTCCACCCGGCAGCCAATCATCATATGTCCAAGTTACAGTATATTCTTCTATGTCTTGTGATCCCCAATCAAGTGCAATGGAAGACAATGCAGTTGGAAAAGCACCATAAAAATGATAATGATGTTTATGATCTCCATCTTTACCATATTGAGATACTTTTATAGTTTGCTTATAATCTGCTTGTCGGCCTTCAGCAGTACTGAACCCTCTTCTTGTATTTAGTGCATGAGTAGCGATAAGATTCATCCACTTTTCAAGGACAACCCTAATACCAAAATCTTCATCATTAATTATTGTACATTCCCATGTATCAAATGTACGATCACCAGCAACTTTACAGGCTTTTCCTTGATAATATACATCATATGTTCCGATTGTAGATGCAGGAAGTGATGCACCTTTAACTAAAAATTTGGAAGGAGTTGCGGGGGGAGCTACAAGTGGTTGTGGATAAAATAGTTCAACCATGAACAGGGAAGGACGAGCCCCACCCTGCTTTAAATTTGCTTTGAAATCTGTTACGGCAAAAGTCATTCATTACTGTTGGTTTATGATGATGTCCAATGATCGTATGCGAATCCGATAGTATATTCTTCTATCGCATCGCTTGACCAATCAACTGCAATTTCTCCCAGTTCTGTAGGCCAGAGATTTGAAAAAGAATATTTGGGCCCCACAACAGATCCACCAGTACTTACTTGCTGAACTGTTGCTGTTCCATCGAACCAAGTACCATTATTTGAAGGATCTCCATATGTGGAAGTCCTAGATCCATCCAATTTTCCACCAAGATATCTCATCCATGTCATCATTCTATTTCTTGCACCGAAATCTTCATCATTCATAACAGTTACAGTCCAATTATCATATGTTCTAAATCCACCCCACTTATATGCTCTCCCTGCATAATTTACTGCAAGAGGTGCAATGTTTGATGCAGGAAGATTTGCTGCTTTAACCAGTAATGATTCATTTGAAGTGAAAGAAAGTGAATTACCCGTAGCAGTTCCATATTGTATTGTTACTGCATATAATGACGGACGAGCCCCTCCGCCGTTAGTTGAAATATTACTCTTAAATGTCGATGGTGTAAATGCCATGATTTCCTTAATCTTGATCTGCTGTGCCTGCAATAGTAGATGCAATCTTTGATTGTTTGTAATAATTGTATGCCCATGTTACATCAAATTGTTCTATATCACTTGCAGTATCGTAACTTAATGCAACTTCAGCAATTGCAGTTGGCCAACAATCCACAAACTCCCATGATAATAGACCATCTCCATCTTTACCATACTGTGTTAATGTCACAGTTCCGAACATGGAAGCACTATCACTATAGCCTACATTTGATGTTGTTCCATTAATATCATCCATCCACTCTTCAATTATTTTTTTAATTGACATATTTTCAGTATTGATGATCGATGTAGATAGATCTCCAAAAACCATGTCGCCAGGAATTTTTACAGTCCTACCGAAATATTGTCTTTCGATAGGAGTAAGAGTAAGTGGTGGTATAGCAGAAACATTACATAAAGATTTAATACTATCTGGCATAGCAGTCACATCCGTAGCGGTAGTGATTGATATGTCAAATAAACTAGGACGAGCCCCACCATATTTTAGGGCCCCTTTAAAGGTTGATATGTCTGTTGCCATTTTTTATTTTCTCCAAAAAACTTTGTTTTAATTATTTATATCGAAAAACTTAAACAGCACCAACGACTTCTGAGAATTCTACACC